TGGTGTCGCTCTGCCGCGCAGAAGGCTGGGCGGGGCGGGTGCTCATCCTCGCGCCGGACGGACAGCTCGTGCGGGAGGTTCGGCTGTGAGCTGCATCCGTATCGAGATGCCCGTGGAGACCGTCAACACCTCCAACCGGCGCGAGCACCACATGCAGCGCCACCGCCGCGCGAAGGGGCAGCGAGACGCTACCCAGCTGCTGTGGCCAGGCTGGAGCGGTCCCGCGCTCCTGGTGGTGCGCCTCACCCGTGTGTCCCCGAGGACGCTCGACAGCGGGGACAACCTCCCCATCGCGATGAAGAGCATCCGCGACGAGGTGGCGCGGCAACTGCGCTTGGACGATGCCTCGCCGCTGGTGCGCTGGGTGTACGCCCAGGCCAAGGGGGCGCCGTCCGTCCTGGTGGAACTCTCCTGGGGGGATGACGCACTCGCCGCTGCCGTCCGCGCCCAGGACGCGCTGGCTCTGCCTCCGCCGCCAGTGCCATCCGAGGCCGCCGCTCCCCGCGAACCCAGGAAGCGGAAATCGAAAGCCTCGAAGAAGGCCCCGTCCCGTCAGCTGCGTGGGCTTGCGGCCCTCGCCACTCCGGCCAGCTACCCGGGAAAGAAGTCATGACGTGCCGTCCCGGGGACCTACGAGAGGAAGTGGGCCGCATCCGCGCCGCACTCGCCGCCGGGTACAGCGTGGCGCACCTGGCCCAGCTCTACGGCTGCCGTTGGGATGCCGTCTGGGCCATCCGCGACGGGCACGCCTACAAGGACTTGCCGATGCCGGAGCTGCGGCAGTGCGCGAAGCCGGAGGGCGGGTAGCCGTGGCCTGCCGCGAGCCGAAGCAACTCCTGCTGCCGCTGGAGCCCCCTCGCCCGGGAAGCGCTGGAAGGCAGAGGAGGGGGTTCCGCTGCGCGGGCCGGGGGACCAGGACGGCCGCGCGGCCCGGCGTCTCGCGGCACTCGCCCGTGGGCTGCTACTCCGGGGCGCCACCGTGGACGCCGTGCACGCGGAGACGTGCGTCCGTCGCAACACGCTCCACAAGAGGCGCGCGGGAGACACTTAAAATAGGAAGGCCCAGCCCCTGTGAGGGGCTGGGCCTCTTGAGCATTGCCGATTTGGGTCTTAGGGCTTACTGCGTGAACGCAGTCACAAAAGTTCCATGCTCGGTCATGTTCTCCGAAGTTATGAATAGTCGATGTGTTCCTTGTGGGGAGACAAGACTACATCCCTCCGCCAGTCCGGTCGACACGCCCCGAGGGAGAACGAAGGTCACTGAGTCTGGATCCTTGCGCGTTGGGATGCGCTCCTGAAAGCCGCCGAGTGCCCGCACGGTCTTATAGTGCTGCTGGCCAAGTCGGTGAGTCACGTTTGATACTGGGTGTGATTTTCCTGAATTGCTGTGAAATGTCGTTGTCATTCTTTGCTCGTTTTGTGGGTGCTTCGCTGCCGAATGGCAGCGTTGTCTAACCTAGCCATGGCGAACCCAAAGTCAAACGCTCGGGGTTTTAAACATTGGGGCCTCTCACCAATCGTCTAGATCGAGGCGGGTTGCGAAGGCTTGGGGTCCACAGCCTTGCTAGCCAGGGCGTTGGGTGGTCCCAATGACGTGTCGCCGTTCCACGAGTGGCCACCAGCTTTCGGCCGAGCGAGCTTCGCTAGACACGCGGCAATCGCTTCGGAGCGATAGAGGAAGCGATGCTTCGTGCGCCCTCCGTGAACTCGGTCCAGCCCATCCGCCAGGGCTAAGACCCGCCCAGCTCCGGCGCCAGCAGCGGGCGAAGGCGCTGGATCTGCTCCGCGAAGGCGTGCACCACAGTGCCGTCCTGGAGCGCTTTCCCGGGCTCACCTACGCGGGGCTGAAGAAGCTGGCCGCCCGCGCCGGGGTGAAGCTGCCGCGCGGGCGGTGGCTGGCGAACGGGCCTCCGGGATAGAAAGGAACCCCGGGTGGCACGGACGCCACCTTCCACAATGGGGGCGTATGAGAAGGCTGGTTGTCGCCGTCACGGCCACGGTGCTGCTGCAAGGCTGCTTCGCGCCGGCGGCAGGTGGTCCCTCTCCGAAGAGCAGCACGAGCAGCGCCTGCTGCAAGCAGTGCAGCGCCAATAGCCAGCCCTGCGGAGACTCCTGCATCTCCCTGCGCAAGACGTGTCGCAAGGGACCGGGGTGCGCCTGCTAGAATGAGGAGCGGGCCGGCCGCGCCAACGGCCGGGCCCGCGAAGTCCAGGAGCGCCAGGGAAAGCACCGCTGGGGACACCACCCATACCCGCCGCCGGGGACATTCCGCGCGGCCAGGGGAGGACTCCATGCCGTGCCTGACGAAGGAGCAGCGCGAGGCGAAGCGGACGCGCGCCCTCGCCATCCGAGAGAAGAACCCCAACCTGTCCGCCGCGGACATCGCCGAGCGCCTGGGCCTGCACCGCAAGACGGTGGAGGGGTGGCTCACCGAAGCCGGCCTGGGCCAGACGCGCACCGAGGACGCCCGGGGGCAGCGCCCCGTGCCTGCTGCCCCTGGCGAGGTGGGGTAGGCCATGGCGAAGAAGAGCGGCAGCCTCAACGACAGGCAGGCGGCCTTCGTGCGCGAGTACCTGGTGGACTTGAATGCCACCCGGGCCGCCATCCGCGCCGGGTACGCGGAGCGCAGCGCCGCGGCCATGGCCTCGGAGCTCCTGAGAAACCCGAAGGTGCAAGAGGCGGTGGAGGCGGCCCAGAAGGCGAGGGCGGAGCGCGTCCAACTGAAGGCGGACGACGTGCTGGTGGAGCTGGCGCGGCTGGCGACGTCGGACGTGGCGGACGCCTTCGACGAGCACGGGGCGCTGCGCCCGCTGAAGGACATGCCGGTAGGCCTGCGCCGGGCCATCGCCAGCATTGAGGTGGAGCAGCTGAAGGTGGACGGGGCCGCCATCGGCACCGTGGCGAAGGTGCGCATGTGGGACAAGCCGAAGTCGCTGGAGCTGCTGTCCAAGCACCTGGGGCTGCTGAAGGAGAAGCTGGAGGTGACGGGGAAGGACGGGGCGCCCGTCCAGGTCCACGCCCAGCAAGACTTGTCGGGGTACACGGATGAAGAGCTGCAGGCCATCCACGCCATCCACGAGGCGGCCGCCCGGCGCCGAGACGCTGCCGAGCGCGGCGGCGGTGAAGGCGGAGCTGGAAAGGCGCCAGAGGGCCCGTGAGAAGGAGCGCATGGAGGCGGACTTCTCCGTCTTCGTGCGTGCCTCCTGGCCGGTGCTGGAGCCGACGGAGCCCCTCGTGTGGGGGTGGCCGCTGGCGGTGGTGTGCCAGCACGCCCAGGCGCTGGTGGAAGACTGGATGCGGGCGACGCTGGCGCGTATTGGCACGCTGCCGCCGCAGCCCACCGGGCCCCTGCCGACGGACGCGAAGGCGCGCGAAGAGGAGGAGCGGCGCCGGCACCACGTGGCCGGGCTGTGGCGGGAGGCGCGGCGCCTGGGCGTCCTCGAGGACGGAGGCCGCGTGCGCGTGGTGCCCCAGCGCTTCCGCAAGCTCCTCGTCAACATCCCCCCGGGGTACGCGAAGTCGCGCATCCTCTCGGTGATGTTTCTCGCGTGGGTGTGGCTGCGCTGGCCCAGCTTCACCGCGCTGTGTCTCTCCAGCAACCCGGACGTGGCCCGCCGCGACGCGGAGCGCTGCCGGGAGTTGGTGAAGTCCTCCTGGTACCGGGACACCTTCGACGTCTGGTGGAACTTCTCCGAGACGGAGGACGCGAAAGGGCACTACCGCACCAGCGCGGGCGGCTGGCGCCTCTCCAAGGGCTGGAAGGCGGTGGTGACGGGGGACCGGGCGGACGCGGAGATTCTGGACGACCCGAACGACGCGGAGGGCGTCTGGAGCGAGGCGGAGCGCGAGGGCGTCAACAACCGGTGGGACGACGCGCTGGAGTCCCGCGTGAATGACCCGGAGCGCTCCATCCGCCTGGGCGTCCAGCAGCGCGTGCACACCCAGGACTGGAGCCACCACGTCCTCAAGGAGGAGGGCGACTGGGAGCACCTGAAAATCAAGCAGGAGGCAGACGGGAAGAATGCCTGCGACTGCGCCACCTGCACCCGCGGGCACACTGCGCTGGGCTGGCGGGACGAGCGCGGGCCGGGCGTCCTCGCGCTACCGGAGCGCTTCGGGCCCGGCTACGTCACCGCGCAGAAGCGCAAGTCCATGCGCTGGGCGGCGCAGCACCAGCAGGAGCCCATGGTGGCCGAGGGCAACCTCTTCAAGGCCTCCTGGTGGCGCTTCTGGCGCTGGCCCTGGGAGGACGAGGTGCCGGAGCTCGCCGCGCGCACCGTGGTGTTGGAGCCAGACGCGCCCTTCGACTTGGAGGAGTCCTCCTGGGACTGCGCCTTCAAGAAGACGGAGGGCAGCAGCAAGGTGGCCGGCGGCGCATGGGCGAAGCGCGGTCCGCACAAGTACCTCATGGACCTGGTGTGGGAGCCGCTGTCCTTCACGGAAACCTGCGCGGCGCTGGAGGCCCAGGCCCTGCGCCGGCCGCGCGTGGGCGCGAAGGTGGTGGAGGACAAGGCCAACGGCCCCGCCGTCATCGACACCCTGGCGTCCAAGGTGCCCGGCCTGGTGCCCTTCCCGGTGTCCGAGTACGGCAGCAAGGAGGCCCGCGCCGCCGCCACCGCGTGGCACGTGGAGGGCGGCAACGTCTTCATGCCGCTGCACGCCCCCTGGCGGGACAGGTACATCGCCGCCCACGCCTCCGCCCCGAAGGGCGAGGGCATGGACGCGGTGGATCAGCAGTCGCAAATCCTCCTGCGCTGGCAGTCCGGCACCTCCGAAGCCCTCTACAGTGACTCGCTCGCGAGTCTCGTTGGGTTGGGGTGAGCGGGTTGTTCAAGACCCGCGCCCGCTTCGTTTCTCCTGTGCGGCCTCAACGTGGATACTGCTGATATGGTGCGAAGACAGTCTGTGGAGGGGAAATGAATAACCTACTCGATGGTCGATACTCGCCGATTAATCTCCTTGGCAAAGGAAGCTTTGGGCAAGTCTACCTTGCTGAGGACACGGTCACGGGGAGACGGGTTGCCTTGAAGGTTCTTGCGGATGCATCCGTTGATGCATTTGAGCGGTTTCGACGGGAAGCAAGGATCCTTGATGCCATGGCAAGTAGCAAGCATGTCGTTCATGTCTTGGCGTTTAATATGGATCACAATCCGCCATACATTGTGATGGAGTATTGTGAGGGCGGTCCGCTTCGGCCCTGGGTCGGATGTAGGGATTGGAAGGCGACGGCGGGGGCGATTCTTCATGCGTGTATTGGACTTTCAGTGCTCCATGCTGCTGGTGGGTTTCATCGCGATCTGAAGCCTGACAATATGCTTGTTTCGCCCATTGGCGACGGCAAGGTGATGATTAAGCTTGCTGACTTTGGGCTCGCGCGGAAGCCGATGGTGGCGGATTCGCTGATGACGAGACATGCGGCTGGGACGAGCGGATACATTGCTCCCGAGGTTCTTGCTGGGGCAGAGTATCATTCTGGTGCTGATATCTATTCGCTTGGTATTGTGGCGGCGGAGCTTATGACGGGTGAGAGATCCGCACGTCTCTTGGCTGAAGTTCAAATGCCGGCAAAGATGCGAGCGCTGATTCTGGATATGATTTCTCAGGTGCCGACAGACCGCCCAAGTGCGGCCTCCATAGTTGCATCGCTCAATTTGATGTTGACGTCTCCGCCTCCTGTCGCACAACCGACGGACTCCGGGTCGGCTGGGCTTTGGGCTGGCGGGCTACTGGTCGGAGGGCTTCTGTTGGCTTTGGCTGCCTTCAGCGGTGGCAACGGCGGAGGGGCTGGCGGTGGTGGCGGTGGTGGCGGTGCGTGAGTTTTTCCGTTCAGGGCTCGCCGCGTCGGTGTTGTGCTGAGGGAATAGCGTCGTGACAAGACGGGAGGAGCGCCGGTAGCCGCGAGGCATGGGTAAGCCTCGCCTCTCCAGCGCTCCTTCCTCCGCCCGCGCCGTCGCCCGGGCGGACGCCATGCAGAACCTGGCCACGGGCCTGGGCGTCGCCGGGCAGGACTCGCGCACGGCCGTGGTGCCGGTGGTGCAGCGCCGGGCGCCGACGTACTGGGAGGCGATGTGGCGCGCTGACGCGTACTCCGCCCGCATCATCGAGAAGCCCGCAGAGGCGATGACGATGAGGCGCGGGGACGTGCGCCTGGGGGAGGACAAGGCCGCGGAGGAGCGCGTCGCGGCGGAACTGGACGACCTGGACATCTGGGCGAGGCTCGCCACCGCGCTGAAATACGCGCGGGCCTACGGCGGCGGGGCTCTCCTCCTGGGCGTGGATGACGGACTCGGGACGGACCTGCCGCTGGACTCCCGGGCGGTGCTGCGCCTCACGCACCTGACGCCCATCACCCGGCAGGAGCTCACACCCGTCCGCTGGTACCGCGACCCGCTGCGCCCGCGTTTTGGGGAGGTGGAGGTGTACGCGTGGCAGCCCGTGTCCCCGGGCGGGGGCGCGACGCGGCTGCTGGTGCATGAGTCGCGGCTGCTCGTCTTCACGGGCGTGACGACGAGTCCCCACCACCGGGTGGAGGAGCAGGGCTGGGGGGACAGCATCCTGGCCCGGTGCGTGGACGCCCTCTGGGACGCGGCGGGCGGTTCCGGCACCCTGGCAGCCCTCCTGGCCAGCAACGGGGAGACGGTGTTGGGGCTGAAGGATCTGGCCACGCTCCTTTCCGGTGCCGACGGCAAGGCGAAGCTGCGCGCGCGGCTGGACGCCATCCGCATGGCCCGCTCCGCCATCGGCTACACCGTGGTGGACAAGGACGACGCCCTCCAGCGCCAGGCCGCGCCCCTCTCTGGCGCGGGTGATGCCTTCGACCGCCTCCTGCGCGTGCTGGCCGCTGCTGCGGACATCCCCCTGTCCGTCCTCATGGGCGAAGCGCCGGCGGGCCTGTCCGCGACGGGCAGCGCGGACATGGACAACTGGCACGCCTACGTGGAGGCCCAGCAGGAGGCAGTCCTGCGCCCGCGCTTCAACCGGCTGCTGCGCGTCCTGCTGCGCAGCCAGCAGGGGCCCACGGGCGGCGTGGAGCCGCCGAAGTGGATGCTCGTCTTCCGGCCCCTGCGCCAGGAGACGCAGAAGGAGGTGGCGGAGCGCCGCAAGCTGGTGGCGGACACCGACGCCCTCTACATCAACTCCGGTGTGCTGACGCCCGAGGAGGTGGCCCTCAGCCGCTTCGGCGGGCCGGAGTGGAGCGCCGAGACGAAGCTGGAGACGAAGGACAGGGCCGCCCTGGCCGCCGCGCGCGGGGAGACGCCGGAGACAGGGGAGGGCGCAGCGGCACCCGCGCTGGGGGTGCCCGCACTCCCACCGCTGACGACGGGTGAGGTGCCGGCGTGAAGACGCTCGCCTCCCTCATGGCCGAGCGCCGCGCCGCCATGGCGGGCCGGACCCCACCGCGTCGAGGCCCGCGGCGTCTGCCCCGGCAGGCGGAGCCCGAGTCCCAGCGCCTGCTGTACCTGCGCCTCTTGCGCCCGCTGCTTCGCGACGCGCACGCCATTCTCAAGGCGGAGCTGCGCCCCGTGTTGGAGGGCATGCGCGCGGAGGACGCCCAGCGCGCGGACGCGCCGTCCCCGGACGGCGGCTTCGGCCGGCCCGGGCCCACCGTAGAGGCGCGCGCGGCCGTGCGCCGGGCCGCGAAGCAGTGGCTGTCCGAGGTGCCGACGCCGAAGCTGCTGCGCCTCGCGGGCGTGGTGGCGGGGAAGGTGTCCGACTTCCAGCGAGCGCAGTTCCGCCGCGTCTTCAAGGAGGGCTTCAGCGTGGACGTCCTCGCCGCGGAGCCCCACCTGCGCCCGCTGGTGGACGCCTTCACGCGGGACAACGTCGCCCTCATCCAGTCCATGGCCTCCAGCTACTTCGAGGAGGTGGAGGCGCACCTGGTGCAGGCCCTCACCACCGGCGCGCGCGCGGAGCAGCTCGCCGAGGTGCTGCAGCAGCGCTACTCCGTCAGCGAGTCGAAGGCCGCCCTCATCGCGAATGACCAGGTGGGCAAGCTGTACGGCAGCCTCAACAAGACGCGCCAGGAGGGCCTGGGCATCACCCACTACGTCTGGCGCACCGCGCGCGACAACCGCGTGCGGCCGGAGCACGTCGCCCTCTCCGGCAAGCGTATTCCCTGGGACAAGCCCCCGCCGGAGGGGCACCCCGGGCACGCCGTCAACTGCCGCTGCTACGCGGACCCTGACGTCGAGTCGGTGCTCGACGCCCTCTGAAGGACACCTCCATGGCCCCCGTCCGACGCTACGACTCCGGAGGCACGCTGGCGCCTCCGACGCGACTCCCCAACGGCTGGCTGCGCGCGGAAGGACTGCCCACGCGCGTCGGCATCTTCAACTACCGGTTGCCTGACGGCCGCATCCGCAAGGAGTTGCGCCTGGAGGAGGAAGTCTTCCACCCGGACTCCATGGCCAGCTTCCGCAGTGTCCCCATCACCAGCGAGCACCCGCCGGAGCACCTCACCGCGGCCAACACCCGGCTGTACCAGCGGGGGCACGTGGACGGCGAGGTGGTGCGCGATGGGGACTACGTGCGCGCCACGCTGCTCGTCACCGACGACGAGCTGATTCGGGACATGGAGTCTGGCGTCCGCGCGGAGCTCTCCAACGGGTACGCGTGCGAGTTGGAGGAGACGCCCGGACTCTGGGAGGGCCAGCCCTACGACGCCATTCAGCGGAACATCCGCGGCAACCACCTGGCCGTGGTGACGGCCGGCCGCGCGGGCCCCGCGTGCGCTGTGCGCATGGACGCGTACGACGCGGTGCAGGTGACGCCCGACGTTGACATGGCGGGAGGTGCGGCGGTGCCGTCCGAGGCCGCAAGCAGTCCAACTTCCGAAGGAGTGGCAATGGAGACGGTGCCCGTCATCATCGGCGGCAAGGCGTATGCGGTGCCCAAGGACGTGGCCGAGGCGTTGACGGCGCAGGCCGCGCAGTACCAGCAGGCCCTCGACGCGGCGAAGGAGGAGACGGAGACAGCGAAGGAGGAGTCCGCCACCCAGGTGGAGGAGGCGAAGAAGGCCACCGACACCGCCAACGCCAAGGTGGACTCCCTGGCCCGCGAGTTGGAGGCCATGAAGAAGGCCCGGCAGGACGCGGAGGACCCGGTGAAGCTGCGCGAGCGCGTGCAGGCCCGTGTCTCCCTGGAGAAGCGCTCCGGCGCGGTGCTGGGCGCCGCCGTGAAGATGGACGCGCTGGACGACAAGGCGGTGAAGCTGGCCGTCCTCGGCAAGCTGGCGCCGGACGTGAAGCTGGACGGCAAGTCCGACGACTACGTTCAGGCCCTCTTCGACATGGAGGTGGCGCGCTTCGAGAAGGACAGGGGCAGCCTCCACGCGGACGCGGCGGTGGCCCCGCCCGGTGACGCCCCGTCGCCGCGCGCGGCCTACGAGAAGACGCTCACCTCCTCCTGGAAGCGCGACGCGCGCAAGTAGCTGCGCCCCTCCACCACCTCTTCCGCACCTTCGAGGCACGCATGCAGACGACGATTCCGCAGTACCAGATGGAGCGCGGCTTCCCGGGCCAGCTCGCGGAGCACGACACGCCCCAGCGCATCGTCTCCCGTTTCAACGCCGAGGCCACGGCGGCCATCCCGTGGGGCGTCCTCGTGGCGGAGGACACCGCCAGTGCCCAGGGCGTGAAGCTGCTGGCGGCGGCCACCGACAAGGTGGCGGGCGTCACCGTCTACTCGGCCCGGCACGGGTACGAGGCCTATTCCGGCACGGGCCTGAAGCCGAAGGAAATCCTCAACGTCCTGGCCCAGGGCGCGGTGCTGGTGCGCGTGGAGCAGGCGGTGGTGAAGGGCGACAGGGCCTTCGCGCGCTTCGCCGGCACCGGGCAGAAGGGTGCCTTCCGCAAGGACGCCGACACGGCCAACGCCGTCGAGCTGAAGGGGGCCATGTACCTCACCAGCGCCGCGGCGAATGGCATCGCCGTCCTCCTCCTCGACGCCAACACCATCCGCGCGGGCCAGACGTAACCGCGCTGGCCGCGCCCACCTCTCCCCGGAGCCCACCCCCATGGC